TGAAGAGTTAACATCAGGTGATGCAAATATAGCACTTGAGCAATCTATATTAAAAAACTATACAGATGTTTATGAACCTAAAGCCAGTACCACAAAAACCACTGGAATAGACTTTAAAAAACTTAACTTATCAAACAGAGAGCAACACACAGCGGATTTAATCAATAAAATGATAAATGCTACATTGATTAATAGAATAAGTATTAAAAACTCAAATTTGGCTTGTTTTCACACAACGAAAGAAAATAAAGAAAAACTTAATAATTTGCCAGAAGATCAGAAACAAGAAATTAGAAAAATTGTAAAAGATAATTTTGGAATTAAAGAAATTGAATATATTTATTAACCTTAAATTAAAATAATTATGACTATATTCACAAAGATTCAGTATCGCAGAAATCAATTAATAAGAAAAGGTTTAAACCCCAGTTCTTTAGTTTTAATAACTAATCAAAGAACAATGTATCATATTCTATATGATGCTGGAGTAGATAAAAAATTACTTAAAGACTCTAAAAATACTCAACAATTTTATGGGATGAAAGTTATTATTATAAAAAGTGACAATTTCCAACACAACCTTGATTTACATTTTGAAATACATGAATTAATAAACCATGACTAAATACGAGAACATAGAAGCAGAGCAAGTAATAATCGGATCTGCTATAATGAATAATAGCCTACTTCTAAATATAGCTGATATTTTAGAAGAAAAGCATTTTTATTATGAAGAGCATAAGATTATCTGGAGGGAGTTTATAAGAATAGGAAAAGAAGGCGGAACTGCTGACCCTGTAACCCTAAAGGGTTGCTTAAATAATGTAGCTTTTAAGCACCTAGGGGGCAGTAAATACCTTTTAATATTAATACAATTAGCAAGTGGAACTGCCGATATAAGAGGTTATGCAAAAACACTAATTGAGCTGTGGAAAAAAAGAGAATTAGAAGTTTTGATTGAGAATTGCAAGGAGTCATTACAAGACAAGAATTTTGATTATTTATCTTCTAAATTACAGAACGATATGCTAAAATTGGATAGTAATAATCCAGTTCAAAAGGTGCAACATATATCAGAGGTAATTACTGATATTGAAAATGATGAAAGGAGTTTACTAGATAATGATTTTGTAACAACAGGTTTTAATAAATTAAATAATATATTAAATGGCGGTTTTTATAAGAAGCAATTAGTTGTAATTGGTGCTAGACCTTCCGTTGGTAAAACTTCCATCGCTCAACAAATGATATTAAAAGCTAGTGATTCAGGTAAGAAATGCCTGTTTATATCACTAGAAGTTGATAAAAAAAATGTATTCCTAAAATTTGTTAGTAATATGGTTAGTATTGATGGCTATAAACTACAAATCAGAAAATTTAATCAATCAGAATTAGAATCAATCAAACAAGCTAAAAAGAATCTAAGAGAATTAAATATTTATGTTAATGATTCATCATCTCTTAATGTATCACAGATTGAAAACATAATCAAAAAGCAATTAGAAATAGAGCCAGTAGATATGGTTTTTATTGATTATATCCAGATCATAAGATTTTTAAATCAAGGTAATTTTAATGAAGCTAGTGCCATAAAAGAGAACACGAGCCGATTAAAAGAAATAGCTAAAAAGTATAATGTAGGAGTTGTAGCATTAGCACAAATTAGCCGTAAAGGAGTTGAGAATAACCAAGAGCCAACAGTTAATGATTTAAAAGGTTCGGGTGGTATTGAAGAAGATGCGGATGTTGCTATATTATTACACAGGGACAAAAACCAAGAAGAAGGCGGAGGCTATTTTTCTAATAATGGAAAGTTAATAATTGCCAAAAATAGGCACGGAGCAACAGGGGTCGTCGGCTTTGAGTTTGAAGGTAAGTTTTCAAGATTTACAGAATCAGTAAATAATTTTTAACATGGAGCATATAAGCAAACCAATAAAAAAGATATTAAAGGAAATTAAAGATCAAATTAAATTAAAATAATTCTTGACTAACATAATTTAATATACTACACTAATAATGTAATCAATTAAAATTAATAAAAAAATGAACCCTTTTGAATTAATGTTTAAATACAACCAGACTGAAAAAGAATGTTTAGAGTCGGTTAAAATAAATGGATTAGCTTTGCAATTTGTTTTACATAAAACTCCTGAAATAGTATTGGAGGCGGTAAGGCAAAATCCTAAGGCTAAGCAATTTATACTCGGATCTTGCTTTGATCAAAGAGCTACAACAGATCAGAAAAAAGAATTTAACAATTTAATAAATAATTATGAAAAGAATAATTTATAAATCAGCAAAATCTTTATTGTGGATTTTTTTAATATATCTAGGATTTTCAGGAATGGCAAATGGGATTAGTAAATGCGATGTAGCAACTGGCATTGAATACAAGAAATGTCTAGGAGTTTAAAAAAATTTAAATTAAAAAACTATGACTAATAAACTAATAAAAAAACACGGATCAGACAATGTCGAGCTATTAGGAAATACCTTTATAGCAGAATATATCGAAACTAACGATATTAATCCAAATGATAAACAAAAAGAATTAATGAAAAGATTATTTAACAAGTTTGTTAGGCGGAGCAAAAAGGAATCAGGAAAAGAATTTGCATTGCCAATAGAGCAAAATCTTGATTGTTTAAAGTTAGATATAGAAGATGTATTCGAATATAAGGCAGAAGGAAGAAAAAATTGACATTAAGGAACAAGGATATATAATAAAGCTATTTCAATTAATATCTAAACAAATGACAGAAGAAGCAAAGGACTTAGGAGGAAGGCCATTATTATTTGAATCAACAGAAGAATTACAAAAAAAAATAGATGAGTTTTATGACTGGATAAAAGAAAATGAAAAACCTATGACTTTAGGGCGGTTAGCAGTTTTTCTTAATTGCACCACGAACACAATAAGAAATTACCAAGAGAATCAGCAGTTTTTTAGTACCATCGAAAAAGTTAGGCAACATATACTAGCAGATAAAGAGGAAAGACTTAATGAAGGCAAGGCAACGGCAGGGATCATATTTGACCTTTGCAACAACAATAAAGACTTATACACCAACAAGGAGAGAGATGGCAACGATAAAATCATCAATGTTTACACTAATTCACCAGTTAAATAATGGACTTACTAGATAATAAAACAATCATTAAAAGAGTATCACCAACAACATTAGAGGCATTATTGAAGCTAGAAGATAAGAACCTAATTATAAAAAGCTTAATTAACAAGCTATTACCCATCTTCCCATCATTAGATCTTGAAGAATACAAAAAGATTAACAAAGAAATCATTAAATTGATTGATTCCAAGCCAAAAACACAAAAAAAATAAACCCTTATCCAACAAGGGAAAAATGCCAAGTCATCACCGCGTGGCGTGTGTAAAGAAAATTATTTCATATTTTACTTGACACTTTAGAATTACCTGTTTATACTTAGCTTAGTAATTAATTAAATTTTAACTTAAATTAAAAAAACTATGAGAATTTTAACAAACTGGGAAAAACAAGAATTAAAAGATAAATTATTAGTTTTAACAGAAAACAATAACCACAACGAATCAAGGTTATTATTAACAAAGGAGTTGATGCTAAATGATCTATACAATTTTTATTGCGATTGTATAGTTATATTAGACGAGACAGAGCAAAGCGAAGAAGTAAGGCAAGAATGGTTTAAAAAAAGATATATAGCGGATAAGTTTTTATGGACAATAGCACCAGATTATTATAATTGTTTTTAATAAGAAAATAAAAATAAATATTTTACTTGACACTTTAGAATTACCGCTTTATACTTAACTTAGTAATTAATTAAATATAAACAGCAATGACTAATTTGGAACGCTTCATTATCAGATTAAAAGAATCAAAATTATTGCCAGAAGATGCAAACATTTTTAAATCAAAAATAATCATTAGAAAAAATATTAATCCTAGAATAGATGACAACACAATTTTATTTAGAATGATGTCTTTGTATTTTGACAAATCTTACGGATATATTAAATCATTGTGGAATGGTGATCAAGATGGTTTTCATCATTTCCACCATTTATTAAACAGACTTAAAAAAGAAATAAAGATTATATAATGAATATCAAATTTAATCCTATTGAGGAACTTTTAAAGCAAAGACTATTATTACAAAATAAAATAATAAACTTTCCTTGTTATGAAGGTGAAGAGTATCAACATAAATTAGAAACATTAGAACGAATAATTAAAAATATGGACAATATAATTAACTTAGATGATAAAAGGTTGCATAAAACCGACTCTGTAATTTGTTTATCTTGTTTACACGATTGGCAAGCGGTTTATCCAGAAAATACAAATATTAATAATTTAGAATGCCCTAATTGCAAAGAGCAGAAATCAATAGAATTTAACTTGATCACAGCAAGAAAGATAATTAAGTTTTTATTTAAGCAAGGTGATATTCAACTAGATAGTTATGTAAAATTACAAATTAAGAAACTCCTCACCGAGTAAATAAAAATATAAATTATTTTATATTTTACTTGACACTTTAGAAAACATAGTTTATACTTAGTTCAGTAATTAATTAAATTTTAACTTAAATAAAAAAACTATGACAAATTTCACAAATTCAGAAAAAGTAATGTTATCAAGAATCGCTATTGAGATGGCGGAAAATAATATTGAACCAACACATGAGAATATTAAATTAACATTTAAAAAGATATTAAAAAGAGATAAAGAAACTTTAGAGAAAAAAGCGGATAAAGTAGCTAAACTTTTAACACCTGTGATTTGGTCAAGAGTGCAAAAGCAACAAATAGATTTAAAAGTAAATAACTATATATATAATTAACTTAAATAAAAAAAACTATGGAAAAAATAATATTGTACTCATTAAAAGCAGTAAGACCAAAAAACACAATCATTTTT